CGTCAAGAAAGTTAGTCAGGACTCCTCGGCTTGGGGCGGTTTGGGCGCTTCGAGCAGGGCTTTCATGGAAAGGCGAATCTTGCCACGGTCATCGGTTTCGAGCACTTTTACGCGCACGCGCTGTGTGCCGAAATTACTCCCCTTGGGCTACTTTGGGCACAATTTTGGGCACATCCGTTGTCATATTTACCTACGGATTTTCGCCCAGTTGCGGCCCTTTGGCTGCCTTTTGGTTTCCTTGGTCGAGAGCATCTGCCAGCCCGTCCAGGTCAGCCGCGAAGAGGGTGACGTAGATCATCGTGGTTTGGATGTTCTTGTGTCCCATCCATTTCTGGATTCTAAATGCGTCCATGCCGGATGCCGCTAGGCGACTCGCACAGGTATGCCGTAGGGCGTGAAGGACAAACTCTGGGTCTGACTTCGTATTAATACCTATGTCTTTACGGAGGGCGTTCCAGAGAACGTCTGCTGAATCCACGGTGAAAATACCGAAAGGCTGCTCCAACTCCTTACGGCTCTCTAAGATTTTCCGAACACGTTGCGTCATTGGGACTAGCCTTGGGGCGTAGTTTCCTTTAACCCTCCATGCAGCTACCTTGCCGTTATCCCAGTCAGTCTCGCTAGAGCGGATGTTGATAGCTTCTGACAGGCGAAGTCCGGTATCGACTAAGGTGATTATAAGGTCGTGGAAATCCTTCGCACGGGGGTTGGGAGACGCCATACACCACTTCAAAGCCTTAGCTTCCTCGTCCCTTGACACCACCCTGATACGGGCTTTACCGGGCTTCCTACGTGGCATCTTGAAGGGTTCTATAGCCCCTTCAGTCCAGTCTTCAGCAAGCTTCAGCAGTACTGAGATGACCGAGAGCCGTTGATTGATAGTACTGTTACTCTTCTTCTGCCCAGCCAGCTTATCGGCATACTTACGCATCACTTGCCTGTCAAAGTATGAAAGGTCGGTAGCCTCACCGAACTCTTCGGCAAGAGCCTTGTAGTTACCGTTAATGGTCGCCTGGGCTGACGATGCACGCCATTCCTCGCGCTCTCTCATGGCGTTTCTGAATGCCTTACCGAGAGTAATACCGCATGGAGGGCGTTTATGAGCTTCGGTTTTGCCCGAAAAAAAACCACCTAACGGTGGCTTCTTGATTGGTGGTTGTAGACCCTGAAGTTCTGCTTCTAATCTCGCCTGTAACTCCTTCTCCAGTTTTTTAGCTTCTGCCTTAGCGTTTGTTCCTAGTGCTTTCCGTACCCTTTTACCGTTTGATAAGTAGAAGTCAGAATAGAGAATACCGTCACGGAGTTTCATGTAGCTTCTCCAAGAGTTCTTTCAGGACATGTCCCTTTACACCCGCAACTATCTTATGAGCTGACGTTTCGCCCTTAAAAGTGGATACAAGCTGACGAAGCCTGAAGTTTGAGATAGCACGGTTTGTTGAAGACTGTGCCGCCCCAAATACGTCTTCAAGTTCCTTGCTAGTCGTTTCCCCGTGCTCTAACACGTACAGCAGAGTAGCTACATGCCGAAGGGGTATATCCCAGTTATCCCCGATGAACGGCAGGATTGATTCGAGTGTTTTCAGTGTGCGGGATACTTCTGTTTTCATGTCGGTGCCTCTTTACTAGGTTGAAGGAGAGCCAGAGTGTACCAACACTTACCCTAAAACCGGTAGTGGATTTGTACAGTTCAAATTCAAAGAATTTCTCGGTAGGGTAGGGCTGGTTTGTGGTCGCAAAGAACTGAAAAAACGGTGTTTCTACGTACATCTTGGGGGGGTCTTCCTTATTCGTTGTGGTTAATACACAGCTACAAGTAGCCTTGATGGGTCGCGGATTGTATCCACGGTTAATGGCAGTGGAAAAGTAGTAATTTCCACTTGTGGTGGATTAGGAAAATATCTTAGTGAGGGCATACACTAGCCCCATGAAGACAGTCAAGATTCACGAGTCTCTACATCGTGCGCTGAAGATACGGGCAGCGGAGAGCGGTGTAGACCTACAGGAACTCACTGAGCATATAATCAGGAAGGGGCTAGAGACTACCGCACAGAAGCCGGTTAGCCAGCAGAAAGATGCAACCAAAAAAGATCAGGGGGCAGCCCCGAAGAGCTAGGCTAACCCCTTGCCTGTACGCTGTCAGTCATCAAGACACCCGATAGCGCACTCGACCCACTCGTACCACTCTAGGTTATGGGATTTCAGCATCTTAACTACCTTTTCGATTTGCTCGTCGGTTAGCTCCATGTCCATTTCTTCGGCAACATCACGGATGTCGCCTATACAGAGGGTGAAAAAGGGCGTGTCGTTGTCCAGTTGAGATGTGTTCGTGTTCATGATTGTTGCTCCTTGGTTACTTGTAGGGGGTGGTGCCTTGATAGCTACAGGGCAGCCAGCGGTTTCCTTACGGTTTGATGTAGATGCACATTTCAGTGCAAAGCATTTCGTACAAACAGTCAATAGTCTTTTGATATTTCGTACAGTCTCGAAACCTGCGGTGAAACTGCCTTCGGTTCATACCCGCGTTTAACTCGAACTTCATATCGTGTATCGTCCAGTCATCTAGGTTATCCCGTAGGGACTGTGCCGCTTGCCTGTGATTTATGTACATGGTTACTTCTCCTCTTTCAATTCACATGCCGTACCCCTGCGGTACAGCTTTTTCAATTCTTCAACGGCACTCTTCAAGCTAGAGTGAGAACTCCAGATTCTTTGAAGTGCCGTGTTTGGGTAGATAATTACTTTGTACGGGGTTAGCATTTTAGTTTCTTCTCAAAACTTGTGTCGTCCAATAGAAATCTAATCCTCTCAACTAACTCTTTGTACCGCGAGGTACGGCGGATTTCCTTACGTAGCTTCTCGAAGAACTCTTTAGCGAGATAGATTTGTTCGTCCAGAATCTCTACATCCTCTTTCAGTTCGGCTATTGCCACATCCTTTGCTTCAATGCGGTTAAGTAGCCCCAGTGCTAGAGCGTCGCCGTTATAGTAGGCTATACGCTCGATTTCACTGTCTGTGTAGTTGCGATAGTTCATGCAATTCTCCCGTTTTCCGTAAATTCATACTCATTGGCAATGATAGATTCATCTACCTGTTCATCGGCATTTGCCCATTCGTATTCATCTTCGAGCTGTTTGAAAATCCAGTCCGCAAATGAACGGAGACAATCCCTTATTGCATCTTCTGCACTCCCCAAACACGTCTCCATTTGCCCTCAAATAGTGAATAGTGTTTCCCGTTAGAAGTTTTCACATGTACGGATTCAGTCCATTGGGCGTATCCGTTCCCCTCACTGCCGTGCAGATAGGCTGTAGTTTTCATGTTCATTTCCTTTAGTAATTCAATCCAGCCCTTTCGAGCCTTAGAGCTAAACGACAACAGAACACACCGAGTCTTTTTAGTTCGTCAAAAGAGAGACTACCAAGGATTACTTCGTTCTCTTCGCTTATTTCTGAGCCAAAGGGCGATGGGCGATAGTGCCAGTTATCGGGCGTTCTCTCTCCTAGTTTGTCGAATGACGCGGCCACATCAAACCATACGTGCATGCAGCATCCCCATTTATCGGCATTATGGTGGTAATCCGCTAGAGCTTGAAAAAGGTGTGCAATGGTGTGCCTTGGGCGAGTGAAGAATGGTTTCATTTCTCGTTTCCCTTGTAACCGTCATTAAACCCGTAACCATCGCTACACACCGCTCTTTCTATCTCCGCTACGGTATCCCGCACTGCGATACATAGGGATACGCTGACGTAGTATTCTGAGCTACCCAGAAAATAATCACAGAAACAGTAGTCGATAATGTAAGCCCTGTAATGGACTAATTTTGATGTGTCTTTGTGAAAAACAGGATTCATTTTGCTTCTCCCAATTGGTTAACGGATAAACCCAGTGGAATGCCCTAAGCCGAAATTAAGGCATTCTCTTGATTTACTCACTAATTCCAGAAAAAGTATCCGTCGTGCTCAACCATATCCCCATTTAGTCTAATATCACGGGCATACTTTTCATAATCGAAGTAGTACCGCAGGTTTTCGGGTATAGAATCCAGCATTCCCGTGTCCGCCACTAGTTCTTCTGCCATGTCTTCCCATGACTTGAATTCACCCCTGTATCTGTCACTGAAATCATCTTCACTCCATTTCCCGCAGGATACCGCTAGGTAGGCATTAACCGCCCCGATGCCATACTCCTCGTATGCTTCTGAAAGTTTCCACACTGATTCGTCTATATGGGATTCTGAGATATGAGATTCAGGGATACTTTCCCAGTCCTGGAACATGAATTCGGGGTCTTCTTCATCCGAATGGAGTTCTGAACACGCCTCGATGAATGCAGCCTTATCGTAGTAATCGGAAATCTCCAGCCATTTCCCGAAGATAGAGCCAGAGTTGTATTTAGCGTAAGTTCCAACGTATACACGCATGTCTGACATGATAATCCCCCTGTTAAGAGTCTTAAGAAATTGATAAAGGGTAATTTGGCGGGCTACCCTAGTGACCGTCTAAAGGGACTTTTAGAAATCCCTTTAGATGTACTCTCCGAATTCCACGGCGTCGCTACAGGAATCCTAGCCACTATCTCCTTTACAGGTCGGCGTTCGGGCTGCGTTGCTCTATAACTCGATTCCGCTGCTATCTAGGGGCTTGACTTTTAATTGACCTAGCGACTACATCCAACAGGAACTTGAAACGAACTATACAGAAACGGATATCGGGTAACAATCCGTACATTCCACAATCGGATAGTGAATACAGCACAAAATAGGGGATAAAGGACAGACAGCACCAGTAAAAAAGCCAGCAACAGCCCAGGGGACACCGTTACTGGCTTCATTTACTACTTCTTGTACTTCTCACAGACTAACAATCCGTAGGACAGCCAATAAAATCAACCACATACCGCCTACTGTGCCCACGATTGTGCCTAAATTGCCGTAATAGGGTTGGGTTTGCCGATACATTGCTGATGCTCTAGAACATGCATCGAGCGGCACCCCCACGGGGGTAAATGCGTCTAGCGTTATAGCGATGGACCCTTCACATTTTTTCTTAATTTATTTCTGAGATAATGACCAGTAATCAGAATCTCTTCAGCACACCTTCAGCACACCTTCAGCACACTTTCAGGACATCTTCAGGACATCTTCAGCAAACCTTCACCACATCTCCAGCAAACCCTATTTTCACTTTTGTAGCTAATCTAAAGATGTCCTAAAGGAAAACTAAAGGGGCATCTATAGGTTCTCTTAAAGAGGTTATCTGGTATTGGGTTCCCCCCGGCAGAGAGCTTTCTCTGCGATAGGTAGGGTTTAGACTTGCGAATCCCCCAGAAGCCTTGTGAGAGTAGGCTTCCGAGGGTGTTTCTACAGGTTCATCCAGGAGTGCCCTGGAGGAGCCTCACCGAGCACCTGTCCCATGAACTTCTCCAGCTCCATATCCAGCAACATCGCACGGTGATCCTTGATGCTCTGCTGGACATCCTTGTCCATCTGTTCAGCCCAGTAAGCAACAGCCATTGCAAGGGCATCCAGCCTGTCCTCGTGAGCCAGTGCTTTTCTCTCCCTTGTTATCCGAGTCATCTGGTAGAAGAGTTGATACTTGTGGGCATGGTCAGCAGGGTAGTCGTTGGTGTTCTCGTAGTCCCCCTTGAGGACTCCTTCATCGACCACTAGCCTGTGCTGGTTCATGACTGGCTCCAGGGTGTCGATGATACGTACTTCCTTCTGGGTGCTGTGTCTAACCTCCTCAGTGGTGACTGGGTAGATGCGTACCAGGAAGGGAGTGAGGAGACGAAGGAACATCCCATCACCGAAGTTACTCTCGACAATCACTTGGTTCACCTTGTGCTTCTTGGCTGTCTTCGCAAGGAACTCCAAGTTTTCATCCTCGTAGCCACCTTTGAGGCCACCAGCAGCTAACACGTACAGGAAGCCATTGAGCATGGCTACCACTGCGTAAGACAGCTCATCACTGCCCCTACCAGCAGGGTCGATAGACATCACACAGCCCTGATATTCAGAGAACTCTTTGGAGACCCATATAGGCCGGTGGAGGCGATCCCCTTGCAACCCTACGTTGGGTATGTCTGAGATGATTTGATCCGGTCCTGTGCCCCATGCGACCCTCACAGGAGCCATCCCCGGAGAGAGGGACATGATTACAAGGTCTGAGAGCTTGAGAGGGTAGCGGTCAGTGTCAGATGCACTCGTATCCAGCATGAACTGCATCGAGAACCCAGACCTCCCGTAGCTGAACTCACGTTCGAGTAAGTCCCTGTCGGTGAATCTCTTGGGGTCTGTGGATTCCCCCCTGCCGTCTGGCCTTATAGCCAGCTTCGGGTTCTCATCGAGAGCCTTACCGATGATTGGGGCTAGTCGTATTCCGTACCTCGCTCTCTGCTCAGTGGTTGGATACCTAGCGGGCCAGATACGAATCTCGTACCCACGGGAGGGCAGGGCGTTGTACAGGCTCATCTCTGTCTGAGGCGTGCCCAGATAGATGATTTCTCCACCTGGGGTTAGCACTGCATCGAATTCCTTCACGGACTCCGATAGCTTGTCCCGCATCATCTGCGTGAGGGAGTTCTTGGGGACTTCAACGTCATCGGCTACAACGAGGGTTGCACGGCCACCGGTAAGCTGCCCAGTGATCCCTACAGACCGAACTGAAGGGGCTTGGTGGGCAGAGCTGGGTCCAACGTCAAAGGCTATGTTCGCATCCCGCTGTCCAGGTCTGGGCTTGAGGTGTGCGAGGAGAGGCATCTCATGAATGAGCCTCTTCACGAACACTGCGAAGGCATCCGCCCTGTCCTTGGAGGCTGAGACTACTAGGATTCTCTCTTCGGGGTTCCTGTAGAGCCTCCAGAGCACGTAGGCTGCCGTGAGCCAGGACTTACCGACTCCCCGGAAGGCTTCTATCACCCGCCTTCTTGGGCCGTTCTGGAGGTACGTTGCTATGTCATACTGAACCCATGTAGGCTCAGGTAGGTTTAGGTGCTGCCAGACAAGGAATACGAAGTTCCTGAAGTCAGCAGCTACGGGGTCAAGTTTCGTCAAAGAGTCATTAGGCTTGCGTAGAGACTCCAGTAGCCTCTGTAGAGGGCCGAGGGATACCAGGGGTCCAGTTCAACGAAAAACCCCGTACAGAGTCTCTAAATGACTCCTACGGGGTTTGTCTTGTTTGGGTGTCAATGAGGGGAACGAACATCAGTGAGCTAGGAAGGCCCCTGCCTCATCATCTTCAGGTAGGAACGGAAGGCTCGCAGCAAGGTTCTTGATGTCCTTGTTAGCTGTCGGTAGGGCTTCAACCCCGTTGTCCTTCAGGAACTCTCTAGCTTCCTTGAAGAAGGAGGCTGGGGCGGTGGTACGCACCACGTTACCTGCTTTGTCCAACACGGTAACGCCGTCCTTGATGACATCTGCCAGAGCTTTCGCTAGGAGTCCGTGGAGTCCTTCCAGTTCCTTTTCGGATGCCTTGCTGTTCATTTCTTCTCCAGGTACTTCTGTACCAAGGCTGCGATGGTGGATGCCCCGAGAGAGGCTAGGGCACAGGCTGAACCGAGGAGTACCGATACGGGTACGTCGGGGAGCGGTATCAGGATCACTGAGGCTGCCCCCCCGAGGCCACCTGAGACGATCCCATGACCGAGAGCCTTTCGGATGGTTACGGTTTCATCTGAGGCCAGCAGCTTACCGAGGCCGATAGCAGCCCCTACAGCGAGGAGGTAGTACATCAAGCCCTCCTCGCGGGTACTGGGGGCTTGCATTAGAAGATTCCCCTCGACTTGTCATCGACCAGCCAGATACCGAATTGCGGGTTGTCCTGGATAACCCAGAGGAGTCCAGAGGCGAAGGCCGATACGACCCTTTCTTCTGTCTCCCTGTCCATGCCAATCTTCATAGTCCAAGCGATAGTGTGCAGGACTTCGTGTAGAACCGTATCGGCTTCCTCAATGGGTGTCTGGCTGCTATCAACGGTGATGATTTGGTTAAGGTTGTCAGTGGAGCCTATGCAGGTCTGTCCTAGCCCCCCCGCTGCTTCATAGTTGATTTGGTATGTCCTCCCGAACACCATCCGAGTGTTCGGGCAGGTTAGGGCTAGTTCCTGTTGTTTCTTCTTTCTGGTCATGCTTGGATTGTTGAAGCGAATCTGAACATATCGTCTAGTTGTGAGTCGGATAGACCGAGGGCAGGGTACATGGCTAGGACGGTTGGGCTGTTCCTTTGGAACTCTGTGGCAGCCTCCCACGCCATTCTAACTATGGGGTCAGTGGAGGGGTCTTCCATGATGGCTTTCACGGCGTCCAGTAGGCCAGCTTGGAAGAGGGCTGCCCTGGCTTGGAATTTGGAGACAGCTTGTGGGACTGGGGGGGGAGGCGGTACGAAGTTAGCGATGGAGCCGAAGAGACCACTGGAGGCTTTCTCAAAGAGGAGCCGACCATGAGGCTCTACGTCGTCCGGGGATGCCGTGAAGGGGACTTCACCGATGCCCTCAAAGGTGACGTAGAGGCATATAGCGGTGTTCTGTTTGTTGGCCCATACGGGTTGTCTTGCTGAGACGATTTGCATTAGGAAATACGCTGGTATAATACAATATGGTTAGAAGAGCCACCCATTGAAACGCTTGATGCCGATACAATACGCCATGTGCCGGGGAGGGACGTGCCGGGGGGGAGGGACGTATCTATGGAGCTACCCGCCACAGTAGTTCCGGCTGTTGGGGTTTGTGAAAAAGGCTTACATATTGCGTAGAAAGTCCCCACGTTTCCCCTGGAGTCAGTAGCTACATACGGATGAGAATGTGGTGTAGCAAAGGAAGAAGGTGTGTATCCCTGCAACGTAGCTGCATTCCATCCAGCACCGTTCGTGGATAACGGCTTCACAGCATCAAAGATTTGCTGAGCGGTGACATCACCACCAACACCGCAAACGGACTTAATGGGAAACGAAGGTGTTGCAGCTTCCAGCTTGATCTTCTCGCTACCACCATTGTTCATCTTTGTCTTCGTGAGTCCAGTACCTACCTCAATCTTGTCTATGAGGGTTCCTGCGGTGGAATCCGTACTGGACACCTTCACGGTATCCCCACTGCCCCCCGCTAACAGGGCACTAGCTGCCGCTGCTTGAGCACTGGCTGCTGCTGCGGATGCACTTGCCCCAGCGTTGATGGAGAAGTCACTTGCAGAGGATGCAGCGTTATTAGCGTTTGTTGCGCTGGTAGCTGCGTTGGATGCGCTAGTGCTTGCTGCGGATGCCTTAGAGGTGGCTGTAGAGGCCGATGTAGCAGCATCCGTAGCGGATGTTGAAGCATCGGAAGCCGACGTAGCAGCTTCACTAGCTTTCGCCGTAGCTGTAGCTGCTGAGTTCTGAGCACTGGTAGCGGAGGATGCTGCTTCAGTTGCCTTTGTGGAAGCTGTGGAGGCTGAAGAGGAAGCTGCGCTGGCTTGAGTTGTGGCTGTGGTTGCCGAACCGCTTGCATTTGATGCGCTTGCCGCTGCATTGGTAGCGGATGTTGAGGCTGCTGCTGCGGATTCCGCTGCATTCTCTGCGCTGGCTGCTGCTGAGATTGCACTCCCATCAGCCCCATTAGCGAACCCTGCTGCTGCCTCTGCTTCGACTGCTGCCTGAGCTGCTTCCTGGGCACTGGCTGCCGCCGCTTGAGCACTCAATGTAGCTGCTGTTGCGGAAGAGGCTGCATCGTTAGACTTCTGGGCTGCTGAGGCCGCTGAACTGGATGCTTCGGATGCCTTTGCGGTAGCTGTAGATGCCGATTGGGTTGCTAAAATTTCCTTCGCGGATGCCACTGAAGCTGAACCAGCAGCAGCCGTAGCACTCCCAGCAGCGTTCGTCGCGGAGGTGCTGGCAGCGGAGGCATGCTGAGATGCTTCCTCAGTCTTAGCCACACACGCCTCCAGGACACCATCTGCAAACTTCTTATTGGCTCCATCTGTAGGGTCTATCGGGTCTCCGACATTTATCAGTCGGTACCCGAGGAAATCTACAGTACCCGTAGCAGCAAAGCCTACCTTGGTGTCCGCTTCGTCCATAGCTTCCTGGACAGCGTTGAACATCTGGTCTGAGTTCAGGTTCAGCTCTTCCTCAGTCAGCACTGAGGCATCCTGAAATTCAACCAGACGGGCTACCTTCGGGGTGTTCCTACGAATCTCCAAGGTGCTCCCAGAGTTCAGGTTTCCTGCGGTGAGGGCTATGGATGTTGCTGTAGGCCATGTGTAGTCAACTTGGGGGACTAATATTGCCCCGTTAAGGCGGACTTCGACGTGTTCCTTGTGGATGAAGTCGAAGGGAACTTGGAAGATGTTGGTCGTTCCGGTGCCTGTGTAAATCTTAATTGAGTAGGTCATGTTCCTGTGTTAAGGGTTCCCCTCCAGTGGAAGCTGGAGGGGAGTCTTAGGGGTTACTGGAAAGGGATTATTGGCAGACCCAAGATGGAGTTTGCTGCGTTCCTTCTGTTCTGGATGACCTTATCCTTCAGGGATTTGTCTTCCTTCAGCAGTTGCGCTATAGCAGCCTGTTTACACCTGTCGTACAAGGCTTGGATACGCTTCTCCTTACCTTCCGGGTATATCGTGTTGCTCGGGTCTTCCGGTAGGTTTAGGTAGCTGGGGCTTCTCAAGAGTCGGAGCATCCCCTCCTTGAATCCGCCCCCATTCACTTCGGCTCCCATGATCTGCATCAGGCGGTGATACTGCTTGGGTGTTAGATCAACACCTGGAGCACCCTTCGCGCCCCCAATGGTTCTGGAGGGGCGTTTCAAATCCACATTGAGCCGTGCTATCTCCTGTGCAGCGGGGTCGGTAGATTCCTGAGAAGTCATAATGGGGGAGGCTATGTCAGGCCCAAGCCCTCCCTTCTGAAGTATCTCCTCACCGAAGATGTTCAGGGCTGGGGGGAGGTCTTTCGAGAACCCTGGGATGCGGTTCTTCATTGCATCCACAACATCCCACACCTCCCGAACATTGGGGTCTACTTCCTTACGAACCTGATTAACAGCCGAGGGTACAAATGAACTAGCAAGGTTTCGAAAATACTTTCCACTCTCCGCCTCCCAGTTAGAGAGTGCGTTTATGGTATTCACAAGACCCTCGACGTAGCTTTTTGATGTCAAGTTACGATTTATAGCCAGAACTGCTGCTGCTGTTAAATCCCCAACTGTTTTCTCATCAGCATGTCCGGCAATGTCCGTAATGTCAGCAGCTATGCCCAGAAAGAACCCGATTGGGTCAGTCCGGTTGAACGAGTAGTAGGTATCCCCAATCTTGACAGAGTACGGCTGCCATCCGGCTAGACGTTCTGCGGATTGGTTCTTTTCCCCACCTCCAGTGATGTGCCCCTGTGCCGCCGCGTACCCTGCAAGCATGTACATAGCACCGCCAAGGGCTGTCTTGGCTAGCATCAAATCACGCCTAGCCCCTCCAGCCATAAAGTCGGCTCTTACGCTTTCTGCGATGAGATTAAGTCCAGGAGTACGTACCCCCACGTACTTAATGATGTTGGTTGGCACACGTATGAATGGCATTACCCAGCGCCCTCCATAGCAATACCTCGCAAATTCCTGCACTTTCTGCCCAGTCACACCTAGAGGTATTGTGAATGTCATCTCTCTGGCAGACTTGAAGGCGAGGTCTGACAGGTCTTTAGGCGGGTCCTCGATAAGCTCCGCCACTCGCTTGAAGAGGTCGTTCCCCGAAAGCCCCTCAGAGGTTGCCTGTCGGTACGCCTGAGCCTTCAGTTCCCCTCGGTAGCTCATCGTCTTGAATATCTCATCGGAGGCCGCAAGTGCCCTACTAGGTGTCCTGTAGATTGCCCCAAGGCCATCTACTGCTTTCCCCATAAGGCTTGTGTGATCTAGCCCGAGCTTATCTGCTGTGATGGATGCCTGGAGCATGGATGACTCACGAGAACCGAGGGCTGCTGCATCCAGGGTGGATTCCCCAGTGGCGAGAGCCTTCCAGCCGCTACCGAACTCCTTAGAGTTACTTGCGATAGTCTCCTTGGCTGCACTGAAGTTACCGTGTAGGGCTTCACCCCCAGCTTTCTTCATCGCTTCGAGCCCGTGCCCTGTGATAGCTACAGCGTCCTTGAATCCCTCTACCAGTCCGAACAGATGGGCTTTGGTTTCCCCCATCGTGATAGCTTCAGGGCCAGTACGGAGAGCCTTGCCAATCATGGCTGCTGTGCCTCTCTCAGCTACGGAGCCAATGGCAACCAGAGCGTTTCCGATAGCATTTACTGCGTGGGTAGCCGGGGAAGACAGAAGCCCGTTGATCCACGCTTCGTATAGGGCATCCCCAGTACGTGCTAGAGCACTCTTCCTGATTACAGCCCCAAGTTTCTTCGGGTCTGAGATAGCGGCGAGCTGTTCTGCGAACTTCTTATTAGCAGTGTGTCCTCCCATAGCATCTATAAGCTGGCTAACCTCGATGTTCTTCATGTCGATGGATGTAGCCTTGATGCGGAATTGAGCTAACGCCCTCGCCACCTCAGTCTGGACACCCTTCATTTCGGCTTGGAATGCTGCGTGGAGGGCTACTTGCTTCCTAACAGAGAGGATTGCTTCAGCGTCTCCTGTCATAGCCAGTTTAGCGAGCTGCGTAACCCGGTCAGCGGATGAGGCCATCAACATGCGGTTGGCAAGAATTTTTGCCCCGAGGTTTGAAGTGCCATGGTAGAGCTTCTGGAGAGTCTTTACGTTTGTCCCAATCTCCTCCGCAAGCTCCTGCATCATCTCGAAGGTCTGCTTTCCTCCCTTCGCTAAGGTTGTCTCCTTCTCGAACACTGCGGAAAAGGCATCAATGGTTGCCCGAACATCTTCACGGGTGTCGATGTGCGTGAAGTTGAAGTCTGATTCCTTAACGGCCTTCGCCAAGTCCTCGAAAGAGCCTGTCTTGACAGCCTCTACCAGCTTCTCTACTTTTTTCTCGTCAATAACGGGAACCCTCTTAGCTCGTGGGGTTCTTGGGGCGATATTGGCGACTTCCTCACGAGCCAGGGACTTGACATCCGGGGATGCGTTCTTTGCTGCGTGCCGTGCGGCTTTGTTGAACACTTTCACCGCGCCAACTTTGATCCCCATACCAGCAAATGCGCCTGTAATAGCCATCCCGATGCGCTCTGCAAATGTCGCGTCATCCTCTGCTGACAGGTATCCAGTGATGCCGCCAAGTGACGATGCGACGAGATGCGCCAGCATGGTTGTTGAGATTTCTCCAGACTGCTTCTTTCCGTAAGCGGTCAGTATCTTCTCGTTGTTAGCAGCAATCTCATCTACCAGCTTATCTCCGCTAGTTGCGAGCTGATTTGCCTCCTTGGATGACAACTTGGCTGCACTATCGTACAGCCCCTCATCGGCCTTCCTCAGTAGTGAGTCCAGCACCTTCTGGGCCTTCTCCGTGTCTTTCCCAGCTTCCAGGAGGTCGTCTACCTTCTTCTGGGCAGCAGCTATACGAGCCTGTAGGTCGTCAGCACCCTTCGTAGCTGCCTTGGCTTGGTCCGGTAGCTTCTCGATTACGGCTTCCTGGAGTTCCTTGTAGCCCCTCAGCATGGACTCCTCAGCAGCCGTCCTTTCGGTCTTCCGCATTGCCGCTGGGATAGCCGTATCGAGGTCTATCTGGCCTGGGCGGGTCTCTTTAGAGAGCTGAATGGTGTTTTCCTTGGGATCGAAGAGAGCCTTCCGAGGTGTTGGGTCGGTCTCCGCGATCCGCCACTGTTCCTGGACTGGTGGAGTTTGAAACTCGCTCCCAGTAGAAGCGGTGCTTCGGGTCTCCCACTTATTCGGCTCCCGCCTGTTCAACTCCGCTACGTCAGTAACTTGGTCTGCTAGGTCTTGCCGTACTCCACCTTCGGCAGCCTCTCTTCGGGCCGCTTCACCTGCCTGTTGGACGGCTTCTGCTGGGTTTTTCCCCCTTGCTCTCCACCATGAACGGGCTGCCTTGAATCCAAGGAATACACCCTCCATCGCACCGCCGATGAACATACCCTCCAGTGCGTTCTTGAAGCGCCCTTCCAGTGCTGTGTCGTTGGGGTCTGCTGCCAGGTACTCAAATACCGGATTCCTTAGTGCTGAATTTTCATCAGTCATCTCCAGTATGAGGTTGGACAGCCGCTTCTCATGCGGGTCGAATGCCGCGAAGTCTGTAGCTGCCCCAGCAGCCATACCACGTGCTGCGGAGCCAGCCATGCCAGCGTATTTGAGAGCCTTAACGCAGCCAAGGAAGGGTGTGACGAACTGGGTAACGGATCGAATAGCTTGTCCGTAACCGGTTTTGTTTTCGGAGAATATCGGGTCTATCTGTAATTCAGTCTTATGCTTCTCCTTCTCAGGGTAGAAACCACTCCCGCCGAAAGTCCCGAATGTATCGGAACCTATACGTAGGTCTAGGAAGTTGTTATCCAGCCATGTCGCAGCTTCGTCGATGGTATTCCATACGTTCCTCGCTGCATCTGTCACCCCCCCGGCAACACCTTTCAGTACCTCCCCGATTACTCCTGGGCTGTCCTGCTGGGGTGTTGGGGGTAGATGGGGCTGCTGCCTTAGCTGCTCTTGTTGTCTCTGTTTGGCTGCAAGTTTTGCCGCCCTTTCTTCATCGAGCCTCTTTCTTTCTTCAGCTATGAAAGACGCTCGCTCCCGGTCATTTCTCCTTTGCGTGGAGCTTATGTAGGAGTAGTTAAGGTTGTCGTTCACTTTTTCTCGCTATTTCGTCTATGAGCGCACGTTGCTTCTTATAGTCATCAACCGATAACTGCCCCCTTTCGAGGGCTGCGAATGCCTGTTCTTTATCGTCGTACCGCTGCATCCCAGCTCCAGGCATGTAGGAAGGCTCTTTGAAGTCGATAACCCGCTTCTCGTAGCGTTCGATTACGTCTGCTTTCACTTCTTCTGGGTCTTCACCATTTAGGACACGTTCAGTGAATTCGCGCTCTGCTGTGGCAGCCTGTTTCTTGCTGTACATACCCCTCTCGCTAAAGGGGTCGACCCTCTCGTTCGTGTGCGCTATTTGTGCGCGTATGTACTTCAGGTCGGCCTTGAATCCGGGGTCTCGGAGGATTGATTGCTGCCTACGCTTCTCCTCTTCAGCCATATACAAATCCTCTCCGCGCCTCCTCTTCAAGTCCTGCATGAGTCCCCTAACTTGGCTAGGCGTGAGGTCTGCGTTAGCTAGTTCGCGGTACGAGACGTGCTCTCCCTCCATGATGCGCCGCTGAAACTCAATCTCGGTATTGATTTGGTCGTACCGGGCTTCCCTGTTCGTCCATGTGTGGAGCATCCCTTCCCACTTGAAGAGGTCAGATGCGTGGTCGAATAGGCCAGATTTCTTTAACTCCTCGAATCTAGCCCAAGCCTCCTCGCGGGTCTCAGCGGCGAACACGTCATACAGGTGTTTGTCTATGCGCTCTTCCCTGTCTTTCTTCCCGTTTGCTTCTGCTACCCTTCCGGCATGAAGCTCTGCCGCGTCAATCTGTGACTTGTATTGGGGGTCGTAGTAAATCCCTGGGGAGCCATCCGGGTTGTCCCGCTTCAGGAGTCCATAGACCTCTTGATGTCCCTCATCACCCCACTTCTTGCACACCGAAATAAGCATCTCGTTGAACCTGTGCTGCGATATTCCCAACTTCTCCGTGAGGAAAGAGCGCATCCCTGCGATGTGACCTTCATGGGGCATCATGTCATTCACTAGAGAAGCCTGAACAACCCCATCGAGCATCTGCATGCCGTTTGCTTCCGCATGCTGCTCTATAGCCTTCTTCTGGAATTCGTGGTGTACGCTCCTGAGCTTGTCTAAGCCGGGAGCCATGACCTTGTTGAAGCCAGCCAGGAACGATCCAGGCTGAAGCCCCTTAGTCTTCTCGCCCCACCTGTCCCTAATGAAGCTCTCGATGTCCCCACTGTCCTTGTCGAAATCTGTAGCGTATTCCGCTTCAAGCTCCTTCAAGAACTCTTGAGCATTGACGTACCCATCCGCATACATGTAGTTCTGAGAGTATGCCCAAGAGTCCTTCTGGGCTTCTAGGCCAGCCATCCTATCCATGTGGGCTTGGTTGGCATCCCCATCATGGACATCCTGTAGCTTCTGCTGGATTACCGGGGAGACAGTCTGGAGGCTTTCCAGAAGAGCTTGGAGGTTTGGGTCACGAGGCTCTGGGATGTATGCCGGTAGGTGATCTACTGCTGTTGCTGCTGCCTGTGCCTGGACAGGCTGCCTTTGCAGCTTCTCAGTGTCAGGCCGTGTTTCGATTCGTTGCTGTGCTTGACGTGGCATCGTATTACCGTTGAGGTGTTGTAGTGTTAGGGGGCTTCAAGCTGGAATACTTGCCATAAGATTGAACAGCCCCGGATGCAATCTGAAGGCCAGTACCGAGAGCCGATGGGCGTCTGATACCGGATAGCTGTGTGTTCGCTTGGGTCTGCCTAGCGAGTCCAAGGGTGTTCGCCTGTGCTGTCCCTCGGGTCAGGTTCGCTTCGATGTTTGCTGCATCCCTATCTGACTGCTGCTCTGCTTCGGCTACAAGACGGTCGTTAGAGACACCCATGAGGCCACTTTCAGCCCCAATAGCAATCAATCGGTTCTCCAGGTGCTTGCTCGACCGGAAGAGTTCCGATTGATCCTCCATTGCCACTTGGTGTTGATCTTGGTACTGCCGCATCGTGGCGTTGCGCTCTCTGTCGTAGCCATCCTTGATTATTTTCTCTTGGGCATCTGCTGACTTCTGCTGCTGCTCATGGGCGATGATTGCCGTTGCGGCGCTCACCACCATCATGCAGATTGAGACTGGCTCACACATTAGGTTTCTCCATTACGAAGGGGAGGAATTGGGGTTTGTCTGGGAGGGGCATCCCGAAGGTGAAGCCAATACGCTTCAGCCATTCGATGTGCCTGGGGTTTCCCGACCAGGCTGCATTGCATAGGCAGGTACAGTTCTGCACCCACCGGCTAGTTGTCTCCCGGCCTACCTGCACGAGCTTCTTTGGATACTTCAGGGCTTCTGGAGTGGCAACCAGCCAGGGGATACCGAAGCCGTGGATGAAGCGGACACCTCCAACTGCGATGACTTTCCCGTCCTCTTCTCCTATCCAAACTTCATCTGAGGCATCTACTGAGGCTCTGAGAGCATCTTCAACACTCATCCCGGAGGCCAGCTCCAGTTCCCTCTTGTCTTCCTCGCGGAGCCTGGGTGCAAGCTCCGCAGCATCAATAGTCGTTACTACACGTACAACTACACTCATCGTTTCGCCACCATTACTACTTCACCTTCCCATTCGGCACCCTGAAAGGTGCTCGGCATTGGGCTGTCATTAACAAGTTCGATAGAGACCCCACGGGAGTCCGCCAAGATGGGAAAGCGCATCGTCCCTGAGCTGAGAGCCGGAGTTCCCAGCGTTACCCCTTCGACACCCAGTAGCTTTCCCGTGAAGACGTAGGTAGCGGTGTCTCTGGCTGGGGGCTTCACCTCGGCCCGGAAGTACCCTGAATCGACATAGCTAATCAGCATTCTTCTAATCTTGATCTTTGCGGATGCTATGGCTGTCCCCTGGGAGTCCTTTACGCATTGCTCAGAGAACTTGAATCTGGCTGTGTAGGATGTGCCGATGAGACATGCTCCCAGAGTCCAGTCACCCTTTGCGGAGGCTGTATCAGCACTCTCCATCGTCAGGGGGATTGAGGAGCCTCGCCTGTTCCCGAAGGCTGGACCAAGGATTGCCAACATGGACACGGTACCATGCCACGGCAGTACCCATGTGGTCTTGTTCGTCTCGGGGTCGTAGGTTCCTGTGAGTTCCACCTTACGGTCTATCAGGGAGTTGAATACCGAACCAGGATCAACTTCACCTGCCTGGAGGTTTATCTCTTCCAGGTAAATCCCAGAGCTTCTTTGGAACACCACGTAGGCCACTGAACCAACGAAGTCACATCCGATGATGGTGTCCCCCTTGTCGAAGAGGAACCTGAACCATGCCGACTGAGCCTTCTCGTCACCCCCCCAGAAATACTTGTAACCGTATATGGCATTGCGCTCATTCTCGGTCAGCAGGAAGAGACAATCTTCGGCTGTACTTGAAGCCATCTTGAAGACACCGGCTGGGATGTATGCGGGGACATGTGCAGTGATGTCTACAGCATCGTTTGTGATTGCATCCTGTTCCACGAAGTACTCTCTGACTCCCGAGTGTCCCGGCCTATCAGTAACGAAGAACAGCTCCTGTCCTGCACCTACAGGGCGGCAGAAAGGGGAACTGGAGAATTCCGTTACAGGGTCTGCTCGAACTGTCCTGGGACTCAGCACGTCACCACCTGAGAGATGGAACTGAGTCTGGTCTGAGAACAGGAGCAATGACTTGTTGAACGGTATCGCATGGCGGAGCATGGAGACCTTCGTGTTGGCTACGGCCAAGTCCAGCGGGTCTGCATCGGACACTATCGAGGCAGCCTTAGCCCCGAAGTTGAAGTAATCACCGGAGACGGACAGACACACATTCTCATCTGAGAGGAAACCAAGGCGGTTCCTGTAGAGGAACACGTCAGCGATGGTTCGATCCATGAACGATGGGAACGGGTTCGACTTATCATCACCTACCTTTCTGGGTTCCCAGTCGAAGGTCGTGAAGGTGAATGTCCCATCAGCATTCCGTACCAGCTTGTGAGGCATCGTAGAGGCCAGGAATGACGTATTGATACCCTGTTTCGGGCACTCAACGTAGGACTTGGATGCAGAGTCGTACCTGACGTAGTAGCCCCTACCTTGTGATTCTGGGCTGCTGGAGACGTAGCACACGTAGCCATCTTCAAGGGCAGGGGGGAGGTCTGAGAAGAGCTGTACGGAGCCTTTTATGGCTTTCATCGTGGAGCCACCGTAGGTATCCGTAACCACTAGCGACCAATTCACACCCCCTGGAGCCTGTAGCTTGATGATGTTGTCGAAGGGCACTGTGACCGTCCAGCCGTGAAGTCCTAACTTGTAAGCGAGGTCTGCCCGAAGCGTCTCTATGAGGTCTGTAAGGTCTGAGTAGGAGCTGTTCTCATACGTAGCTCGAACACTGGATGAAGCGTATCCAGGTATCGTGATCGTCATCTTCCTCTTCGTCCCAGTCCCGTTGTACGTGAAATGGACGTAACCAGCGTTTGCATTCACTGGGGCTGTAGCAGCCGCATCCTTACGGACGGTGATGTCCCGATTCACGATGAAGGAGTGATCCGCTACGGTGACTGTGGAGAAACTTTTACGAGGGTTGAGGGATTCCAGGTAGTTAGTACCGTTTGGGCAATCTACCTGCTTCTCCTCTCCGGTAAAGGCATCGAACACCTGAATGGTTCCGCTTCGTATCATCAGTACGTATCGTTCAGCGGTATCCCGGTTGATTACGGTTACATAGGAGTTCGTATCGACTTCGTTTGAGAGCTTCGCGCGGAGCACACTTGGGGGTCTCTTCATGAGACCTACAGCAAGTGAGGGGTAGAAGTTATCCATCACCTCGCACTGAGACGGTAGCCTGAGCTGTGCTGGCTGTTGACTCACGCCATTGAACAGGCTGGGTATAGGCTGGTTGTGGAGAGCCATTAGCGATCCATGATTGACCTATAGGACATCGAAGAGAACATGTTGTAGTTCCCAGTCTCTCCCTCAGCTTCCGTAAGGGCTTTCAGGGCTGACATCTCTTCCTCTGCTGAGAACTGGAACTGGGTATCAGAGCCTAGAGTCCTCGTTTGGAATACCCTGGAGGCTCTAACCATGATGTAGTGGCGTGCCACCTGGGGTAGCTCATCCCACGGGAGGAGGAAGACCACCGTTGCCCTCAAGTCCTTGTCGAAGGTGTCTGTATGCTTTGTCTTGTTGTACAGCTTCAGGCCACGTTGGACGATCCCAGAATCATCCAGAAGAATTATCTTCAGGGCATTCGTGGGGGCGTAGATGTGGCTCTTTGAGTCTCGGGGTAGGGGGTAGTCTTCTTCAGTGTTGAAGTGCCAGCCTACTAGCTGCACCTCACGGGAGAACTCATCAAGTGTGCGTCTGGCTGCCGAGAGGTCGGCAAGCCCAGTCACGCTCAGGGAATTGACTGCGGATTCCCCTATGGATGCCAGTAGGGTATTGACTGCCTCCAGCTCGGAGGTTAAGGCTATGGTTGTCATCGGCTTCCAGAAAGCAAAAAAGGCACCTCTACCGAGCTGGTAGAGATGCCTGAAGGGGTTTGGATGGTTACGCAGTCGTTTTCAGCTCGACGGCGCATTCCGGGCGAAGGATGCCGTGTCCGACAGCGTACTTCGCAACGATCAACGTACCTTGTCGGCGGATGTCGTAGGCCATTTCCTGAGCCAAGTCCATCAGCTTCACCGTACCGACAGCCTGTTTCGTGACGATAGCGCAAGCGGTCTTCGTGAAGTCACCTTGGTACTCAACCGGGCCAGTCGTCACGTTGGTACTCGGGAGGTGGTTGGTTTTCACCAGGACAGCACCGCCAATGCGGAGGACCTTACCTTCCGAGTAGTCACCGTTGCCAGTCGTCCAGTCACGGTTAATGAGGTCGGTCGATTGCGCCAACAGGTAGTACTGGGCAGGTTTGACGAAGGCATACTTCTCTTCGGCTTCCGGTACATCCTTCTCATCGAAGGCTTGGACAGCAGCGTAGATGCCAGCAGCAAGGTCTTTGGCGGAGGTCTTGTAGAGGGTTCCGGTAGAGGTCAGCACGGAGCCACCATAAGCGCCAGTGACGGTAGCGCCCTCACGGGCAGCCAGACACATCACCTGGAGGACATTCTTGTCCCAGTTGTTAGCAAGGGCACGGCCTACTTCAGCGGAGTAGATGGAGCGAACGTCATAGTGATTCTTGGCTTCGTCGATGTTGCTCAGGAAGACGGACGAAATCAGGAGGTCATCAATGGTGATGATGCGTTCCGCAACAGCGGAGCTTTGACCAAGGATTTCTGCACCCGGCGTATGGTAGCCCGAGGACACCTTCCAGGTAGCGGGGAACTGGGCAGATTTGCCGGCATTGATGGTTCGCACGGTGTGCTTGTCCATCGACTTACAGGCTTCCTCAAAGGCGGTCAGGACTTCACCACCGAATACTTTGAGGAAGAGGGCGTCAGTTACCCCCGAGCCGTTGATCTGACCTACACGTAATGGAGTAGCGTTTGACATGAAATGTTGTTTCTCTCAGTTAATTGTTTGGATGCCTAGAAGGCGGTAGTACTGGCAACCCTTTGGGCTACCTTTGCTCTGAAGGCTGGGTCTTTAGCGTAACGGGGGTCACGCATATCCGCCGTCATTTCGGCTCGGGAACTATAGCCACCACCAGATGAACCAGCAGGGCTTCCACCGAGGAGGTTTGGCTGTCTCCCATACTCGGACTCGAAGCGGGAACGGAGACCACGGACAGCCTGAATCATTTCTTCTTCAGTACCAACTACGGCCTTGTTGTAGGCTTCAATCTCTCCCTGGGTCATGGAAGTCTTTGCCCAGTCCTGCATCTGGAGGAACCTCTCACGCCCACCAGCAGCTTCCATCCCACGGGCTTCTACAGCAGCCCGGAGGGCTTCTTGACCGGCGATGAAGGCTTCTACGACTTCCTTACCGAAGCCGACCTTAGCGAGCTTTGCGTAGCTCTCTTCGGAGAGTTCGCCTTTCTCTGCGTACTCAGCTTGGAGTTCGTCATACTTGACACCTACGCTCTCTACAGCCTCTTTAGCAGCATCAGCTTGATTTTCTTCAGGAGCCTTCTTTGGTTCTTCGGTGGGCTTCTCTTCGGCCTTTGGGGTGTCTTTGGGAGCCTCTACAACTGGCTCTGGGGAGGCGGCAGCAGCAGCCTTGGCAGTGTTCTCATCCACCTTGGCGGCCATCGCAGCATCGTGTTCCGGGGTTCCGGGGGCTGGAGCCTTAACTGCTTCAGTCATCAGAAGTCTTCCCGAACTGCTTGATGGTTGGGGAGCTTCGCACCACCACCGACCTTGTAGGGGTTCGCCTCGGACACCTGGGGGGTGTCCTCTTGCGGCTGATGTTCAGGTTTCGGAACCTGTTTGGTAGTTTTAGTTACGGGGTTGGCGTTAGCCATTCGTACCTCATTCTGGTTGTTGGTTTCCGTCCATGGCTTGCCTAGCCATAGCACCGAATTGATTTACTGCGTTTGGCCCGAGCTGCTGCATCATTGCCATCTGCTGTGCCTGTTGCGCCTTGGCTGCCTTTTCTTCCTCGGAGAGAACCAGACCTTTCATGTCGATCCCTCGGGCTGCACCACATCTCTTGATGTAGTCGCCAATGTTCATCTCCTGCTGTAGCACCTCTGGGCCTAGCGGCTGTAGGTCTTGCAGTAGCCCGGAGAGCTTCGTGAGGTCATTCCCACGGCCTATGGCTTCAACACCAGTGGTGATGACAGGCTTGATGGAGTTCTTCGGGAGCTTCGGGAGAGCACCCTTACTCTGCATCTGGGACATGACGACGTTAATGAAAGGCATCTGGAACTCAACAGCCAGGGAGGAGTAAATCCCACCCAGAGCAGCTTCCAACTCATCCGCCATGTAGCGAATCTCTTCAGCAGTAACCCTCTCACCGTTACGCTGGATTGCTGAATTCAGGAGGAATGCATAGGAGAGTGCTTCCTTCAAGCCTTGGATGACATCGTAAGCAACCCTGAAGTCAGCATACTTGTCCATCTGGAGGACTGTAATGTCTTCTGCATTACCTTCCTTGATGTCCCCAGACTCAGACTCGGACAGAGCACGTATCTTCGTGGTGCTGTTTGGGCGAACCAGGAAGAGCACCTTAGCTGCTGCTGCGGATGCCTGTACGATTGCCTTCGTGAGTCCTTCAAGGGTCTTCAAGTCCCCCAAGTACTCTTCAACGTAGGAGCGTCCGTAGTCTTCGCCATCTACCTGCACAAAGCGGAGAGCCAGCCAGGGGAGCTTATCGACAGGGTACGTACCTTCGGAGCCTGGGATGGTGACACCCGCTACTTCCTGATAAATCTCCCAGCCATCTTCAGTGCGGGTGATCCGGGTATAGAGTTCATGAGTGTCATCCGCCCCTTCGGCCTCCTTATCGTTGTCCTTCTGGACAACCCTTCGGACCTCTTCAGGAAGCTCCATTTCGGAGATGTTTTCCTTCGTGATGATCTCAAGGATGTTCCCCATTGGATCACGCTTTACTACATAGCGGTCAAGGCGAAACACTTTGAGGCCACCTTCAGGCGGCACGTAGAGGAGCACGTTACCGGCAACGATGAGGTGCTTAGTCCCCTCGAAGTTGGCTGAGCGTGTGTTACCAGCGCCGATGCTGGTCATGACAGCCCTTTCTATCTTGTCCAGGGCTTCTTCGATGTCAGCCCTCATACCCTCCTGCCCAGTCAGCTTCTCCAACATGAAGTCATCTATGGCAAGCCGGAAGAATGGGGCGTTGGGGGGGAGTAGGGCTAGGCTCAGTTTAGCTGCGAGGTTATTAACTCCTCGCGCCCCCATAGATTGAAAAGGGGTTGGGAGCTTTGTGGAGCCAGATGAGCCTTGAGGCGGAATGAGGGAGGGGATTGTCAGCTTTGAGCATTCCCGAGCACGATCCAGGTATGGGCCTCGGAGAACTTCTAGCCTGGAGTATCGGGTCTTGGCTGTTTCTTTGGAGTCAGTAGCAGACACGTTTCATTACGGGACTGGGATACCGAGACCAGATTGAGTCTTTGTTCCGCAAAGGTCAATCCGTAGTTTGCTGCGGGATGTTGAGCCAGCCTTCAAGTCTGCCCCTTCACCTTCCTTCGCTAAGTCATCCGGGGAGACCAGCTTTGGGGGAGGAGGGGGAGGAGGCGGAGGCTCTGGGGCTTTTGGGGCCGATGGGGTGTCACCCATGCACATTAAATATGTTCTCGTTTGCTTCGTTGAATTTTGCCCGAAGGACCTCCACTAGCCTCCTCTCTCCAGCCTTCATCCAGATTTCTCTTTCGGAATCGTGTGGATTAGGCGGTCTCGGGGGGTAGCGGAGGTCCAACTCATTTAGGAGTTCTTCGGACACCAATAAGCCTACCTTTTGGGGCATCTGTAGTGGTCTCTTAAAGGGGATTACTTTTCTGGTGTTATCTAGAGAGGGTAATTTCTAGATGCACCTGAAGAGGGCTTTCTACGATAGGTAGGTTTTAGGGGTAAGCTATTGATCCGAAAGGATTTTCGGTCTGCTTAGCTTCAGCCTTCAAAGCTGCATATCCGATGCAGTCTTCAGCACTGTCTCGGTGGTATCCGTTGTGCTGAAACAAGCGGACATCCTTCAGGATTTGCATGAACAACCAGCCCTGAGATTCAGTCAAGTTATTTCCAGTGATGGTGTTGAATGCTGTTACGGTCTTCAGCATCGACCGTTCTCCCTTGGGGCTGTCGTACTGCTGCCCACGAGCGTCTAACAACTCTACTGCCCTACCGAGTAGTCGTACTGCTGTGGGCAACCGGGCGGGGTCATCTTCAAACATCCTGCTTACTGTCATAGTTTTCCTTCTCGTACTGCTGCATCAACACTTTCCATAGCGGATGAGTGAGTAATCTTTCCCTGCTTCCAGAGGGAGATGATTTGTTTCAACCTCTGGATAGCTGCTTGTTTAATTTCTTCGGGTGTCATCAACTCTTACGCTTCTCCTTCATGACAGCCCAGAAGTACTCCCCGACCTCGCCAAGAAGCATATGGTTTCCGTCTGGGGTAGCCTTCCACACTCGAAGCATCTCCTCATAGGGCATCGAATTAATCTGCTGCTGTAGCTCTGCTGTTAATTTGGGTTCCACTCTTTCACTCGCTTGTTACCGAAGTCGTAGTCTTCTGCCCTACATATACGGGCAACTCTGGCTTGTACGAGGGCATCTTCATGGGTGAGTCCATGAGACTCGAACCAGGACACGATAGCTGCCCATCTGGTTTGCATGGGTATCTTCTCGTACCTTGTCTCTGTAGTCCCCTTCTTAGGGCCGCGTTTGTACTCATGCTCGTAGGGTACTTTTCCGATGTTGTTGTCAAGGATGTCTTGGGCTGCCTCCGGGCCAACTCCAGGGCACCCCTTGTAGTTGTCAGCAGCATCCCCGATGAGCGTCTGGTAGAGGTGGTAGCGTTCCGCTCCCTCCTTGGAAATCATCCTTGGCTTCCTGTCCTTGGCTGGATTCCAGAGCCATCCTGGGATGCTCTGCATGTCCTTGTCTTCGGAGACGATGACTTTCCTACCGGGAACCAGCTTAGGGTGGGTCGACAGGATTCCCATCACGTCATCCGCTTCCAGCGTAGGCCGTGAGTAGGTTCTGTAGTTGGCTGCGAAGTAGTCCTTGATTGGCTTCAGTAGGACGGGTCTGTTTGAGTAGTCCCTATGCCCCTTGTAGGTAGGGAGGATGGACAGACGGAAGTTTTCCTCGTGGGGGCACGATAGGCAGACGATGATGTCATCGGCCTTCCACCGGCTTTTCCACTCGGAGAACTTCGCGTCTATCTGAGGAGCTACTTCGGTTAGCTCTTCCACTGTCCTTGACGCTACACCATCTCCCCAGTCGAAGTCCTCTTGGTTTGCGGAGGCGAACTGAAAGGCTACGATGTCAGCGTCAATGAGGAGGGTTGTTATCACTTCTTCCCAGAAGCCATCAGCCGGGTCTTCTCCAGGCTCCCTGAAGTACTCCCAAAGTAGTACGCGATGACCTGTTCAGCTTTTGCTGAGAGGTATCCGACTAGTGTCCCGGCCAAGGCGCTATCCACCTGGGCGTAACCAAGCAGGGAACCCCCTACGACTGTCACGAATGAACCTGTGATAGCGAATGCCAGTATCTTGTTCGTGTTGTCCTTTGTAGTGGCTTCACGATCCCGTGCGCTCTTGCGGTCTTCAGCGTCCAGCTTGAGGAGAGCTAGACCATGTGTAGCCTGAAACTCAAAGGCAGCTTGACGGGCCTTCTCGTCAGTCTGGAGAGCCTTAATGACATCTTCTGGTTTCTCTGAGGAGACTCCGATAGCGGATGCAAGAGCCTTCCCTACAAGACCACCAGCAGGGCCACCGAGGGCAGCCCCAAGAACAGGGAGACCAACGTCAGCTATCTTCTTAGCTGTGTCTTTCCAGTCCATCAGAGCCTATATTCCGCATAAAGCCAATCAGCAGCACCTTCGAGTACTTTCAGCAAATCGTGAGAGGCGTCGCCGATTAAGCGCATGGCAACCCAAAGAATAGTAGGAATGCCGAATAACGCTATACGGAGTGCGACACTCACAGTTCGACGAGATACGCTCATCTTATAATCATCGTTCATGTTTCATTTTCCAAGAAAAGGAGACCAGCCCTAGTGACCAGCCACCTACTTCCGTAGATGTCTGTCTTTGGGCTGATTCTGGTTGTAATGAAGCCAAGGCTTGCCGCTGCTGCTACGAAATAAGCATATTCACGGGCGAAGTCTGACTGTAGGGAGAACGGCTTTGAGTACGCCCTCTGGACGACAGCTCGTAGTTTTTCTGGGTTGTGGATCGTTAATGACACGCTGCCCAATTGTTTCCTACCTTGTATTCCCCAGTAATGGGTACTCTGAAGTTGAATGATTTACCTGTATCCTCGATTGCCTGGACAGCAATCTTTCCAACTAGGTGAGCAATGGCTGGGGGGCATTCAACTTGGATTTCGTCATGCACCCAAGCCATCTGCCTTACGCTGTCAGACAGGTTGTTGTCCCTGAGAGCCTTGTGAAAGAGAACCATCCACCGCTTCGAGAGGACTGCACCTGCTGACTGGAGGAGGGTGTTCAGGGCGGCATGGGCACTGCGTACCTTCAGATGCCTCCCATCGAGACCCTTGAGGTATCCGCTCTTGGCTCGCTTCTCAACAGCAGCGATGAGCTTCCCGAGGGCAGGGAGATTCTTCAGGAACTTCTTCTTCAGGGCGTACCCAGCAGCTCCTGGCTTCTTACCTGTCTTCCCTGTGATCTTCTCCAGCTTTTCCCCGCCAGCACCGTAGAGGAAGGCGTAGATGAAGGTCTTAGCAACATCTCTGGAGTCCAGCCCTGCCGCCTTCTGGTTCTCGGTATGGACATCCCCTTCGACTACGATTCGCCCATACGCCCCACCGTCCCAGTTAGCCATGTAGTGACCCAGACATCGCAACTCGATACCGCTCATGTCAATGCCGACTTGGACATTTCCAGGGACCGTAGGGCAAAACAAGGCTCTGCACTCGTAACCCCAGCCACCTTCAAGACCCATCAGGATTCCATTCTTGGTTTTCTTGACGGCGGGGACTTGCCCCATGTTCGGGTTGCTGTGTGTTGCCCTTCCAGTGACAGCACCGTTGGTCACAAGCTGTCCGTGGATAGTCCCACTGCGCTCATGCCGAAGCCACGACTCGTTTCCTTCTGACAGTTGCCCAAGTCTCTTGGTAATCGTCAGGTAATCAACGAAGACTTTCGCTTCGGGATATGGGAGGGAGGACAGGACTGTTTCATCTACCTTGGCTTCTCCCGACTCTGTGAACTCATCCGGTTCCCACCCATGAAGAGCCTTCAGCCATGTGGCGATATGCACCCTTGATCCGGGGTTGAATTCCACTAGCTTGATCTTCTGGTAGTCAGCACCGGCTGAGTAGTCTATGGTTTTGAATTTGTAGCCTACGACAGTCTTGTTTTTCCCTCGACCCTTTGTGATTGGTCTTGAGTAATCCAGCCCGAGAGCTTCTTCCTGTCTCTTTCGGTCGGCATCTGGGGTGACTACTGGGCCATCCCGGAAGTACCTCGGAAGGAACGCATCCTTGAGCCTAAACTCAATCTTCAGCTTCTCCCCAACCATCTCAGCGTAGAGCTTCCTGGCTCCTGCTGAATCGAACCCGAAGCCGTTACGCTCCTGCTGGGAAACGATGAAGGCTACTTGATGCTCTAGTACGATGGACTCTTCAGAGAACCCCTTGGACATACACTTGTCCCACAGGGCTGCTGTAGCTTCCACGTCCTGAACACAGTAGTCCTCCATCGCCTGATTCCAGCGTTCCCACTTCCGCTTCTTCCGTTCCTTCTCGTCTGGAATACTTGGGTCTCCGCTGTACTCATCCTTGAAGACACCCAAGCGGTATCCCCAAGCCTCCAGTGAATGCCTCTTGAAGAGGTGCTTAGGCAACTTCCCCTTGTTCATCAGCCACGTATCTATTCCGATTAGGTCTGTGAAGATGAGGCGGGCGAGAACTAAGGTGTCTCTTACGTTTTCCTGAAGAGGGGAGAACCACGGGTAAATCTTCTGGATTGCTGGGATGTCAAACTTGATGACGTTGTGGCCCATGATGAGGCCACCGCTGTAGGTATGCTCTTCGAGCAACCGAACTCCATCCTGGACAGTCGTTCCGTTGAAACGATAGGACTGCCCATTAGCCAAGTCTTTGATAACAAGGCAATGGATACAGTCCATCGTATCGAGGAGACCATTACTCTCCAGGTCGAAGCCAAGTACGGAGTCGGGTAAGAACTCCGGGAGGCTCACCGAAATTCGGAGAGGAGTTCTTCTACGCTTCTAGCTGCCTCCGAAGCATCACGGGCATCCATGTCAGCTTCGTTAGCCTCTCTGACAAGGCGGTTTGCGACAGCGAGCTTCTTGGCGGATTCGTCAGTCTTCCGTATGGAGAGCCGATTGAGTTCTTCCACAGCCAAATCGAGCTGGGAAAGGATGTCATCTACGGAGCGGTTGAAGGGGTTGTACTGTTGTAGCTTACTCTTGATGATGTTCAGCATTCTGTGTCCTTTTCTGGTTCGATGCAGGAGCAAAGGTAAGCACTAGCAATAGCCCGTGCCTCTTCCTTTGCTACTTCCAGTTCCTTACGCAGTCTGAAGATGCGTAGCTGGAGGTCATAATTGATTAGACGCAGTTCTCTTGAAGCGGCTAGGAAAATGTCTGCCCTACGCTTGTATGGGCAATCACAGGCCATCTTTCGGAGCCTTCCTTTGGTTGTGGCGGTTGGCTTGATTGAGCTGCTGGATAAGCCACTCGCAGTCAGCCTCGTGCTGTTCGATTGTCTTTCGGTAGGTCTTGCGAGACACCGGGAGGCGGTCTTCGATAGCTCGAAAGAGTTTCATTTCATTTGTTTCCTTGGTTAGAAGTCGTCCGATTCGGGAGTGAATGGGCGTTCGTCAGTGAATGGGTTGTCTATTTCTTTCAGGCAACCCGTAGAGTGGTCGTAGTGGATGAAGAAGGTTTTACCTGTAGCTCTACCCGTGTGGCGGTCTTTCAGGCATCGGAAGGTAGTCACTTGGCGCAGGTCTTCGTCCTCTTCCTGCTGGTTTCTCTCCAGGCCGAAGAGGAAGTGAGACCAGAATCCGATAGCACGGGAACCCTTGAAGTGGCGGATCATGACCCTACCTCCTTCCTCATGCGGCTTACCTTCAGGGGTAGACAGATGGGATACGTAGTGGATGATGACGTTCAGCTCTTTGGCTAACCCGGCCATCTCCTTCATGATTTGCTCTAGGCTCCCTTTCTCGTCCTGGGTATCTGCCATAGCGGTGAGGTGGTCGAGGTAGAAGAGACGAATGCCTTGGCACACAGCCATGAAGCGGATATGGCTCTTCACGATTTCCCAATCGGTTTGCCCGAAGTTGTCGTAGAGAGTTGCCTTAGATTTGAACTTGGATATGCCCTCGTTGAGTTCTTCCGTATTCCATCCGGCATCTGGGATGTGGAACTGTCTGCACATGACTTTCCCTGCCAGACGCTTACCGAGTTCCCCAACGGGTGTTTCTAAGAACAGGAGTCCTACCTGCATCCCGAGGACGGAGACATCGAAAGCTATCTGCTGTGTGAGCCAGTCAGTCTTTCCTACACCAGTCCCAGCACCGAAGCCGTACAGCTCTGAGTAGCGTCTGCCGAAGGTGACTTCAGTTAGTGAGGGCATCCACCAGGGGAGGCCCTGCTCGGTAGGCTTGATGATGTCTTCGAGAATATCTTCGATGGACACTAGGCCGTCTGGTCGGTACTCCTTGGCTCCCCAAATGGCATCAATGACTTCAGCCCCACGGCCAGCAAGAAGCATCTCATTGGCATCCTTGAGGGGCAGCCTTGCTACCTTGCACTTGCCTGGGGAGAAGATTGGGGCTGCCTCTGCTACGGCAAGCTGTCCAGCTTCGTCCATGTCGAACATGAGTACGACAGTCTCGAACTTCTCTAGCCACGGGAGCTGCTTGGAGAGGGCTTTCTTGGCTGCTGAGGCTCCATTCTGGAGGGAGACTACAGGCCACTTGAGACCCTGTAACTGCGCCACTGTCATGCAGTCAATCTCACCCTCAGTAACCACCACCATCTTGCCGCCATCACGCCAAAGGTGTTGGCCGTAGAGCTGTGCCTTTCGGGAATGGCCGATGAACTTGAAGTCTTTGTTCTGATACCGGAGCTTCTGGGCTACCTGTTCGTTTCCGTCATAGTAGGGAGCTACCTGCACATTAGTGCCGTTGCGATCCTTACCGAGCATATAACCGAACTTCTTACAGGTTTCCTCTGAGAGTCCTCGTTTGGGGAGTGACTTGATTTCCCCTTTAATTAGGTCTGTGCTGATTTTTGGTTTCCTTGAGGATTGTCCTGAAGATGATTCCCAATACCCGCACCCTGGGGTAAAACAATGAGCACCACCATCCGAATACCTCGCCAAGTTGTCTCGGGAGCCGCACTTAGGGCATGGCCCCTTAGACACGAAGTTACTGGACTGGGACACCTTTATTTGTCAGGTAGCGGTATGTTTTGAAGGAGAGGTTAGCTTTCCAGCCGGGAGGAGCCTTACGCTTTCTCCGCAAATAACGCACCAAGGCATCCAAGCATGTTTCGATAAGGGAATTGCTGGCTGTCTTGGCGATTCTTGCGGATTCAAATGCGAGAGACATTGAGGACATTAGACAATCTCCAGCTCATTGAAGTCGAATGGGACGTTCTTGGTTCCTCCAAAATAAATAAGGACCTCAAACGGGGTAGGATTTCCAAAGCTAATACGACCGGTTTTACCGTAGTCAGTAAGGGCGTTGTGGATTACCTTCACGCATGTTCCTGCCGGGGTCTGCCTAGTCGGGGTCTTACTAAGCCTGTAGATTGCAAACGCAACATCCCCATTCTTCACAATCTGGGTGTAGATAGGCCAGCCCTTCTTGCGGAGTCTGTGGATAACGTCGGACAATCTAATGTGCCCCCACAAGCCAATAGCCTTAGGAAAGTCCAGCGAATGTCCAGACTTGAGATAGGTAAGAACCTTATCGGTTTTCGTACCGGGTTTGGTAGGTTTCATTTGTGTTTCCTTGAATACAAGTACAATTAGCCATACAGCTATTGCTGCACAGCTAATTGCCGCCTAAAGAGGACTTATTGGTTATTGGTCGATGGTCTCTTTGACCCACTTCCGAACGTCAAAGCAAGGGCAATCCTTCTTGACGTTGGGGAGGTCTCTGTGACCTACAATAGTTGCCTTCGGAAATAAATCACGAAGGCGAATGAGGAGATAAGCAAGAGTAGCGTATTGGTCATAGGTGAAGTTGTCTTCGGCTTTACCAGCCTTATCTATACCGCCAACGAGACACACTCCAATACTCTTATCATTCCAGCCTGAAGCATGGGCACCTATTTGATTGAGCTGTCGCCCTGCCTCTACCTCTCCGTTTCGTCGGATAACGAAGTGATAGCCGATAGAAAGAAACCCCTGCTCTCTGTGCATCCTGTCGATTTCCTTCACCCCAATATCTGACTTAACCTGGGTAGCGGAACAATGTACAACGATATGCCGTACATTGGATTGGATTAGATTTGCCATCAGTTTTGTGTTTTAGGTTTTTCCTTGATCCACTCCAAGGGAATCCATTTGTCAGCATAGCGGAAGCCATGCTTCTGACACCATGCAGCGTATGTAGTCTTGGAGGTTTTGGATATTGTTGTTTGAGAGCGTTGGAAGATGAAGCGAATGTCCAAGTCGGGATGCTGCTTCTTGATAAGGATATGCTTCTGTCTGTCTCCCGTTACGAACCTCCCCTTTGATTCGATAATGATCCCATTAGGGAGAACGAAATCCGGTGTGTATTTATGGTTACTTTCGGGTTGAACGTAACGCACTATCACGGTTTCGTAGGAGAAATCTACTCCAGCCTCTTCAAGCTGCTTTGAAAGCAACTCTTCGAGACCGGAGCGATAACCACTCACCACACCATGATCTACTTTAGGCTTCTGAGGCATTAGAAGTCGGGGCACTCGTCCCCGTCATCATCACCGCTTTCATCACTGAAACCCTCTTCCTCCCCAGCACTCTTCGGAGCCGTATAGCCGTCTTCCTTACCGAAGCCGAAGGATGCAGCGTCACCACCACCAGAGGTGCGGAGAGCGATAACCTGGACAGCGGAGAGGCGAAGCCCTGCACCAGCCGTATTGGTTCCTGGGATGTAATACGGGTTGATCTGTCCAGCAACTTTGATCGTAGAGCCTCCCCAGATTTCAATACCTTTCGGCAGGGGCTGCCCAGAAGCATCGAACAGCTTCGGAGCCATCTGCACAACGCTTCCAGACTTCTTATCTTTACGCTGTGCCTTCATCTTGAAGTTCAGGACTACATCACCGGTTTCATTCCCTTCCTCATCGAAGACAGGCTTACATGGGAGTTCCCCGAGGGTGATGTCATTAAGAGCCTTCTTAGCCTTCGCCAGCTTCTCGCCTTTCAACTGGGAGATGTTCTCTTGGAGCATCGCCTTTGTTTCCTGATAGACCTTCTTACGGGCTTCTTCGAGAGCTGTAACGATGTCTGCTGCTTTCTCCGCAGGGAGGATGACACCTACCTTGTACTCGCCATCGGGAGACCATTTGGTATCCGGGGAGGTGAGTTTCGGCCACTGGGCGATTCCCTTGCAAGTCATCACGTTTTGTAACTTAGGTCTTTTGGCGTCTGCCATATTGAATATCCTTTTTGAAAAAGAACCCCACCCTCGTCCCTCCTAGAAGGAACGAGGGGGTCGTGTTGTTAATTAATTGTTGATGTAGCGAGCTTCGAGAGCTGGTACGTTCATGCCCTCAGCAGCCATTGATGCGTACAGCTCGAGAGGAATGGAAAGACCGGAGAGCCAGTAGGATAGGGCTTCGGTGAAGAGGGTTTCTGAGTAGTGGGTCATACATCACGCCCCAATGTCGGTTAGGCGCGTATGGAGCGTTTGAGAGACCCAATCGTTCTTACCGGCACTCAGCCTAACCCCTTCATTCGCGACACCAATAAACTTGGAGTAGTTGGTGATGTGCCATAGCGCATCAGCCTCCGGCGCTGTCAGGGTGATCTTGATGTTTCCCTTTAATGTCTTTTTTACTCTCACTTCAGTTCTCCTTTGACATACTCCCGCAGAGCCGCTACCTCCGCTCTATACGGGTTGTCGTCGTGTTTGATTAATCGGGCAGCAGAGGACAGCAGTTGGGAGATGTCCAAGCACAGTTCTTCAGCTAAGACTTTGAAGAGGACTGCGGCGGCCATCACTTGCACTGCTGGTTGTTCGTGCTGGTTGGCTGATAGCGACCCGTAGGCTGCCTGTACGGTTTGCCTAGCGGGGACGCTGAAAAGTTTGTCGTTGTCGAGTTTCATTTTTGGTTGGCGAGTTGTTTCTGCGATAGGTAGGTTTTAGCTCCTGTGTATCCTCTATCCGCTAGAGGATAGTTTCAGGCGAAGAAATACTCTGACTCCATGACGGAATCCAAATCCAGATTGCCCATAGGTGGTAACGGCGGAAGCTCTAGAGCTAGTTCCTCGGGTAACTGCTTCGCTAACTGGTCTCGGAAGTCCTGTAGCACATCCCCCCGGTATTGATCCACGAATGCCTTTCGGAGCTGGTAGGACAGCTCTTCAGCATCCGCAGCATGGGAGCCGTAGGAGTCATGGATCATGCAGAAGGAATTGATGCCAGCATCCAGGCAATAGTTAACAGTACGCATCATGTGAGCTGCATCAAGCGAATGGACAAAGTTGGGGCTGATACCTGCTGCTTGCCTACGCTTGTCAATCTTCCTCCCAGTGATGCGGAGTGTGAGCTGATAGCGTCTCCCCCCTACAGTGAAGTCAATAATCTTTCCGTGTGCTTCCTGATAGGCTTGCTGCACCAGCAGCCCAGAGGGAGTCACCCAGCGTACCGGGAGGCCATCTGAAGCGGCTACCCTAGCTGCTGCCTGAAGCCAGTTCATAGCTTGCCTAGCGGCCACCACCACATCCCCGATAGCCTCATAGTTCTTATCAGCGATGTACATGGCATCTTCCATTTCAGTTTCACGAGAGGGGGCTGAAGGGTCTCCCGCCATACGCAGCTTGGAGAATTCCTCCTTCAGTTGATTTCGCATGCCGTACTTGGAGACACCGTAGGGCGTAGTCATGGTGTTCCTCTTTGCCCATTTCCTTGACATCTTGCCTACCCAGCGTTTAGCAACTTCGTTACCACCCTCGGCGTCTCTGTCGATAGCTTTTTGAGCAACACCAGCTACCTCATAATACACATCAGCGGGTTTATCGGCAGGGACAAGATTTACAGCGGCTCCCCCCACTTCATCCCGAAGCATTGCGGCAAAGTTCTGTAGCCCATTGCAGGAGCCGTCCCAAGAGACGGGGATGAATGACACATACCCATCGCCCTGCATCAAGTAGCCAGCCCACTCAAAGCAGAATGCCAAGAACATGAACGGGCTATCTGCATCAGCCCACCAGAGGGAACCGTCAAGGGGGTTGAAAGCTGACTCCAGGATGTTTTCTCGGTTGTCATCAACCCACTGGACACGATCCTCAAACGACATCTTACCCACGCCGTAGCAGTTGGCTCCATGAACAGCCAGCCAGGTAGCTCCATGCTCGCCGATGGGTTTCCCTTCGGCGAACTGTAAGAGGCTCTTGGCGAGGTCGTCCCCTTGGGGATTGAGCATTGAGCTAACCGGGTACGCTCTTCCTCTCCAGTCCATTGCATGAGGAAAGTAGAACTGTGCATACTGGCTCATCTTCTCTGCCATCTGGAGCTTGGTCTCTACGGCTAACCGTTTGGACACCAGCCGGATGTTCTCATCATAAACTTGGGCTGCTGCTTTCTTCCATTTCCTGTGCTCTTCAGGTTGGGTCTCGGGGTTGTGATGCTTCGGGGGTAGAGGAATAGGCTCACGGGTAGGCAGAGAACCTACTCTTCCACCCCCATCCCATACTGTACGGGCAACTCTCAGCACCGCCTGATTAACCGTCCAGGGAGTCTCCTGAAGGGCGTTAATAGCCCGATAGACTTCAGGCATGTCCCAGCTACGCAGCTCTTCAAGGTAGTTCTTATTGGCTGTTTTGATGAGGCTGTAGCGTAGTTCTGGAGTCAGATAGCCGCCGCCAAAGGGAGACTTCCACTTCCTCGGGAGGCACACCATAGGCATATAGACTGGCTGCAATAGCTCACACCTAGCGTGTGATTGCTCCAGCCAATATAGCGTTTTCTCTGAGGCAGAGACCATGAAGGGGTTATCGTTGTGCCCACGGGATACCTTCTTGATTTCGATAAGCCCTGTAGTCTCTTCAAGGAGCTGTATCAGGGTTGTACCCAGCCTTGTCTTCTCAGTCACGCCCCACTTGATAGTTGCTACTCCGGCAAACTCCTGCTGCTTCTTCATGACGATATGGCGGTAGCCTTCGTCTTGGGAGTATTTAATTTTCGCCAAGAGCTGCTTGTAGAGCTGCGGGGACTCAGCTTCGAGCTTGTCATGGTTGATGCAGTCTTCAAGTGCGTTGGCTACAGCTATGGCAGCGGTAGAGAGAAGAACCTTCTCAGTAATCGAGTGGATGATCCTTCGGGCAACGATGAATGCTGCTCTCTCTGGATCGAACTGCGAGAGGAATTTAACGAGTCCTACAGCCCTGTTCGCCTTACCTGCAAGGGCGGACTCTATGTGAGACTTGATCGCGGCTCCTAGCGGCTCTACAGCGGCCTTGATGAGTCTCTGACCGGGGGTGAGAGTGTCTTCTCCAGCATCCATAGATGCCCTGTAGCGATCAATGCCAAGTGCTTGAGCCTCCGCTTCGAGTTCGCGTTGGGCATCCAGCAGGTTTAATGGGACGGTTTGATAGTTGTCCATGATGGGTTCCTTTAGGCAACAGAAATCCCTCCCAGCGGATGCCGGGAAGGAGAGTGGGTAACTGCGATAGGTAGGGTTTAGGCTGGAATCAGCTTGCTGAAGATTGGATGACCCCGAAGAGACTCCAGATACTTCTGATAGGAAACCCGAAGAACATTAGGCGGGTAGTACGTTTTGTCAGCACTCACAGTCCCTCGCTTGGATGCTGCCGAAACTGCAACGAGTCCTCGGCGTGCCATCTCGGTAGCAGCAAATGCGCCAAGGTCGGAGCGAAACGCCTTAACGAGACTGTGAGATAGACCTTGATCTTCCAGAAAGCAGCTACACGTTACCCATCCAGTTGGGATTTCTCCCTGTAACTGCCTGAGAGTGTCGTCACGCTGTTGAAGCTCGGCCTCAAGAGCCGCTATCCGTGCGTTTAGGGCTTTCTCTAGCTCCGCCTTCTGAGCGAGCATGAGCGTTAGTTCGTCGATCCTCGGGTTATCCACCAAGCTAGGTTGCCCCACCACATACGCCCCAGTCTTTCGGATACTCGGAAGGACTTCTTTCGTTACCCAGTCTTGGAACTTGATGACTTCGGGGCGGGTACGCTCTGCCCTCATGATGATTTTGTAGAGTCCGCTTTCTGAGACAAGGGAGAGTCCGAAAGACCTACTGGCTATGTTTTTAAGGCCAATATTATTTGCCTCTCCGTAGGGGACTGTCTGCCGCTCTGACTCGTCAAGCCCACGGAGTGCTGTATTAGTGTTTGCAGTCCCATCGTGCCGGATGTACATCGAAAGAGCACGGCAGATGTCCTGTGCAACAAACCACGGGTTTCCCTCATGGGTCACTACGCGGATTTGTGAAGTGTTGAAGGTGAAGGTTGAGACAGATTTGGTAGGGTTCATGGCTTGGGTTCCTTGAAGGGAGTTTGTTGTGTTAGAGATGAGACCGTTAGATGTACTTCGTGGGTTAAGTGATGAAGAGAGGGCTGTGATTTGGAAGGCCAAGGCGCGGCAATACGCCGATAGTTTCTGGTGGTGGGTGATTACTACTGCGGGTGTGTGGTACTTCTTCGGTTCATGGTGGAGTGTGATTCCAGGGTGGATGGCAGTGTGGAGGGCTATCAGTAGCGTCACATGTGTGGTGTACGCTGTGAGGGCAGCTAGGGGTATAAACGACTAGTCCATATCCATAATCCGTTAATGGATAATTACAGGCAAAATAAAGGCAGCCTGAAGGTGTCTTCAGGCTGTCTCAACGAGAATCTGTAGTGTACCTACAGAGGCTCTTAAAGGGTATTACGTGTATTACTTATATTGAGGTGTTACCTTGAAGGTGTTACCTAAAATGGGAATTTTAGGTTTCTCCTTTAGGTAGGTTTTAGACCAACTTTAGGCACAATTTTGGGCACAGTTAGCTAAGCGATTGATTCCAGTGGGTTTAACCCAATTTAACAGTCCGTCGCTCTACCGACTGAGCTATCGAGGAAGAGAGGGGCGCATTCTAATCATGACGCGCTTACCCGTCAAGAAAGTTAGTCAGGACTCCTCGGCTTGGGGCGGTTTGGGCGCTT